GACGAACCAGTTACAGCTAAAATTTATCAAGATTACGTAAGCAAAGATGAATTAAAGTTAACTAAGTCAACCCAAAATATTAATCTACCAATCTATAATCGTGGTAACATTTTAAATAATATTATAGATAGAAATATTAGTGAGTTATTGTCGTTGAACGTATCACAAGATTTACCTGAAGATGTTATTGAGGGTGATGTAGTTACTAATGATGACCCTTTTGATACAACGAGGTTTCTTATTGAAGACAGGCTAAAGAGAAGATTTAGAAATTTAGGTGAATTTTACGGAAGAGGTTTTACATTATCAAATTTAAAAACAATTACGCAACAACAATTAGATACAATCGTGGATGGTGAGGATTTATAATGGAAAAAAGATTAAATCAAAAAGATTTTGATATTTTATTTTCTGGTAAAAGAATAAATAATAATGACGTAGATTATAAATACATACCACCATTTGATGTTAATAACGATGATGATTATATTGAAGCACTAATTCACGATTCGGAACAAAATTTTTTAGAGTCGGTCATAGTTGATAGAGAGGACTATCGGTATATTGATATTGAGGGAGTACCAGAATTAAAGATTGACTCTGGTACCATACTTAGAAAATCTGGTTATGATAGGGGTAGATATGTAGTAAAATATAATTTTCTTAGAAAAGTAGCCGGTTCATACGAAACTATACTGGTTGATGAAGAGGGTGATACTTATGACCCATCCCTTGGATATCATGTTATGCCTGATGGAACTATTATGGATGGTGAGAGTCACGAAAATACTACAGGTAAAATTTTACAAATCAAGGAACTAAAATATTTCATCCAAGAAATATCACCGAGTAGAAATGAAATTAGAATAGTACCACAAAAATTAAAAGATAAAAAATATATCAATTCCTTTATTAATCTTCAGAGTAAAAATAATGATTATACGTTTAGAGATACAATACGACTTTTTGATAAACCAACCGATACAAATTTAGCAGTCTCCTCAACCACAGCCTACATATCACAAAACGAGTTATTAAGACCAAATATGGAGGGTGGTATATTATATATTAATAATGCATTTATTGAACGAGTAATACCACCAAAACCTTCACCTAGTGAAGGCAATTTAACAGAGGAAGTTGACACATCTGACAGTAATCCACCTGTTGTATCTGCTAGATTTGTTATATTAGAAGAAACAACAAATTATTTTGAAGGTGGTGAAAAAGATTTTGATTTCTTATATAATCACTTTTCACGTAATGGAACTAACTTTAATATAACAAAACAATCAGGTTTACCAAAACCAAAAAACTTTGGATTAGGCGGTAACGCGACCATTGAAGATGTCACGGGTGCAAGTGCAGATACCAATGACGGTAAAGATGATGTTTTAAGAACTGTTGCAAAATTTACAAGACCACAGGGTAACCTACCAACTATATTAACTTTATCTAGTGTTTCAAGTAGACCTCAAAATGTATCCTTTGAATATGAATGGAATATATTTGGTTACGATAGAAATGAAAGTGGTGGTGATTATGTTTATGACCCCATATCAGGTAGAATTGGTGACCAAGGAAACATAGTCATAAATGGTGAGACAGCTGGAAGTTTGACTGCTAAGGGAACAGATAAAAAACAAATTACAATTCAGATATTTGGTGGTGATGTCAGATTAGGAGTAGCATTGAAAATAAGTAGACCAGCTGAAAATTTAAATAGTAGCATTGCTTTACCTCATGCTATATTTGTGAGGTAGATAGATGAATCAATTCAAAGTTCAAGGATTAGAATCTAATGGTCAAGCTACTCCAACTAGCCGTATAACAATCATAATTAATAAAGATGTTCACGCTAATTTTGGTAATAAGACTACTTTACTTTTTACAATCAATGATGAACTCAGAGATTGGCCAATCACAAATGGAATACCTAATGATGTTTATAGTTTTACACCAACCGATTTAGGTTTAATAGTTAGTGATACTCCTTATAAGTTAGCATTAGAATATGCTGATTATTCTAATATCAATGAT